TGGTACTCTAGGGTCTAACTCAGGCCTAGCATTTGACAAAACATCCGGTTCATTAAATGTATCCACTACTCTTAATGTTAGTGGTAGAGATTTAGGTGCATATGCCAATGCATCTTTTATACATGCCAATGCAGCCTTTAATGCCGCTAACACTGGCGGTAGTGCAATAGATTCTGTTGCAAGAAATACTGCCAATGCCGCATTTCTGGCTGCTAATGCTGCTACTGCTACTGATACAACACAAAACAATAGCATTACAGCAGCATTTACAGCTGCTAACACTCCAAGTCATGTGGCCAACTCGGCTTCAATATATGCTAACGGTGCTTTTGCTGCAGCTAATACGGCAGCCGTAAATGCTTTATCAGCTGGTGTATACGCTAACGGTGCTTTTACAGCTGCTAATGCTGCTACAACAACCAATACAACACAAAACAACAGTATTACGGTTGCATTAAATACAGCTAATGCTGCATTTACTAAAGCGAATACAGCAGCAACTATTCCAGATGTGTTGGCACTTTCAATAGCTTTAGGATAAAAAATGGCAACTCCATCAACTCGTGCAGAATTCAAAACTTACTGTTTAAGAAAACTTGGTTTTCCGGTTATTGAAATTAATGTGGATGATGATCAAGTGGAAGACCGCATTGACGATGCTTTATCATACTTCCAAGATTACCATTTTGATGGCACAGAGAAGATGTATATGAAGCACCAATTAACGGCTGTAGATATTAATCGCCGATGGATATATGCACCAGATGCGGTAACTTTTGTAACAGGTATTTTTCCATTTGATAACTCTAATGCTTCAATCAATATGTTTGATTTGCGTTATCAATTGCGTTTAAACGATTTGTATGACTTCACATCAGTTTCTTATGTGTCATATGAAATTACCATGCAACACCTAAGAACACTTGAGATGTTATTCTCAGGTACACCACAATTTAGGTTTAATCGTAAACAAAATAAAGTATTCATTGACATAGATTGGACAAGAGATGTTCAAGTGGGTGATTATATTATTGTTGAATGCTACAGAGCATTAAATCCTTCTACTATAACCTTGACTGGAACAATGTCATATACAGCCTCTAGTAATGCGGTAGTTGGCTTTGGCACAAAATTTGATCAAGAGTTTTTAGAAAATGATTTTATTACATTTAATGGTGTTGATGAATTTCAAGTTGATAAAATCCTATCACCCACCTCATTAACAGTTCGTGGGCCAATGGTTAATACCACAGCTAATGTATCAGCAACAATCTCTGGAAACTCAGATGTTTTTGGTGACAGATTTTTTAAAAAATATGCCACAGCATTAATCAAAATGCAATGGGGTAATAATCTTAAAAAGTTTGCTGGTGTACAATTGCCAGGTGGTGTAACATTAAATGGCAAAGAAATTTATGACGAAGCTGTGGAAGAATTAGCTAAACTTGAAGAAGAAATGCAAATCATAAATGTTTTGCCAAATGAAATACTGATGGGTTAAATTTCGTGGCAACCAACCTATATTTTAACTCTTTTCCTGCGAATCAAATCACCAGTGAGCAACTTCTTGTCGAGGATCTCGTCATAGAGGCTCTTGGCATTTATGGAATGGATGTATTTTATTTACCAAGAACAAGTCGTGATTCTGTTGATTTATTATATGGTGAAGATACATTAAAAACTTATGTGTCTGCTAGTTCAATTGAAATGTATTTGGAAAATGTAACAGGTATGCAAGGAGAAGGAGATTTTATCTCTAAATTTGGCCTTGAAATTAGAGATGAAATAACTTTACTAGTTTCTCGTAGAAGATTTTCATCTACTGTAAACCAACAGCGTCCATTTGAAGGCGATTTAATTTATGTTCCGTTATTGAGAAACTTTTTTGAAATAACTTTTGTTGAACATGAAAATGACCAAGCTATGTTTTATACATTGGGTCGTGGCCGTGGCGGTAATGTTTATGTTTATGCTTTGAAATTAAAACAATTTGTGTTCTCTAATGAAATTATTGAAACTGGTATCTCAGAAATTGATGGACAAATATTTGATTTGTATCCAAGAACCAGAATTACATTAAATGCTGGAGGCACAGGTGCTTTTGTTTCTAATGAAATTATATATCAAGGTGCTAATTTAGCTAACTCAACCGCACAGGCAATAGTTTATACATATAACACAGGTGTTTCTCTTGATATTATTAGAGTGATAGGCACATTCAATTCTGGTAATGTTCGTGGTAATACTGGTAATGCAAATTGGATCATTAATACCATTTCTGATACTGCATTGATGGATAATGCATTTGAAGATATTGTAGATAATAATCGTATTGAAACAGAATCAGATGATATACTTGATTTTACTGAGCACAATCCTTTTGGAGAACCTTGATGCTAGGTAATACACCATTTTATAATAGAACCATTCGTAAAGTTGTTGTTGCATTTGGAACAATTTTTAATGATATACAATTAGTTCGGTATACAAAAGATGGTTTAACAGCTAAAGAAGTCACAAAAGTGCCTCTCTCATATGGCGCCAAAGAAAAATATATTGCTAGAATTACTTCTGACCCTAATTTAACAAAGTCAATTAGTACAATTCTTCCAAGAATAAGTTTTGATTTGGTTGGAATGGAATATGATTCTAACCGTAAACAAATGTCAACACTACAGAACTTTGCAGCCAATAATTCTACCAGATTTAATAGTCAATACGCTCCAATTCCATACAATTTTGAATTTAGCTTGTCAATTTATGTTAGAAACACAGAAGATGGGACACAAATATTAGAACAAATATTACCTTTCTTTACACCTGATTTTACGGTTACGGTTGATTTTATATCTAGAATGGATCAAGTGTATGATATGCCAATCATACTAAACTCCGTTACACCATCAACAGACTATGAAGGTGATTTTTCAACAACAAGAATGATTATGTGGGACTTAACATTTACCGCAAAATCATATATCTGGCCAGCTGTTAAGACAAGTAAAATTATTCGTCAAGCAAATACAAACATATATATGGATGATAGAAAACTTGATGCACAAAAAGTTTTCGTAAACTATTCAACGGGCACCGGTGTGTATACCACTGGTGAAGATGTTGAAGTTGTCGCAAGAGGAGTTAAAGGTGAGGTCATATATTTTAGCAATAACTCCAATGGTATATTAGTTGTAGGAGCTTTAAATAAGAATTTAGAGGCAAATGATAAAGTTGTTGGAGTATATTCTAATGCTTCATATACCATCACAACAATTGATAAAAATCCAGTTAAAGTATTAAGTATTATAACAACACCAGATCCAATCACGGCTAATGCAAATAGTGCCTATGGATTTGATGAGTTGTTTACTGAGTGGCCAGATACAGTATGAACAAATTAAACAATAATCTATCTGAAATTTTTGATATTGAACCAATCAGGCGCACAGAAATAGTAGAATCGCCAATAAAAACAGATTTAGAAATAGCAGATGAGATAAATGCTGATTCTGCTTTAGCAAGAAAAAATATTAAATCACTTTTAGGCAAAGGTGAAACAGCTGTTGATAATTTAATTTTGGTGGCTCAAGAATCTGAACACCCAAGAGCCTATGAAGTATTAGGTAACTTTATCAAAACACTATCTGATCTGAATAAAGATTTATTAGATATACAAAAGAAAAAACAAGAGTTGAAACCGCAAGACATTAAACAATCCATTAATGTGGAAAAAGCAGTCTTTGTGGGTTCAACAGCAGAATTACTAAAGCAAATTAGAGAGAATAGATAATTATGGAACAATTAATCCAACAACTTAAAGTTATTTTAGGTACAAACTTTGCGTTGTATTTAAAGAGCCACAATTACCATTGGAACATTGAAGGTGCAAACTTTCCACAATATCATGATTTTCTCAATAATTTTTACAATCAAGTATTTGCACAAACAGATCCAATCGCAGAAAATATTAGATACTTAGATGCTTATGTTCCGGGTTCAATGGAAAGATTTCTTGAGTTATCAGACATTAAAGAAGCC